ACAACGAGAAACTCACACGCCTGCCCGTCAAACGGCAGTTGTGGAGAACCAGGGAAAGGCCGCTGTTGGCCAACCCTCAGTAAACCAAGCTACCGTTAAACGTATGGACATCAATGAAACCCGCCACGCGGTTGGAACATTGCGGTCTGTTGATATCCTAACGGCTAGCCCACGGGTCGTTGCCGAAAGCTTCTCTCAGGCTACTGCTCTTCATCGTTCGCTGTCGGAGACTCAAGCGGCCAATGCTGGCCTTGCTTGGGACTGCGGTCAGTTGCATGAAGAACTGACAGGCATTGAGAAGAAGTGGACGGAGTCGATCCAGGCTATCCGTGAGGAGAACAGCAGGTTGCGCGCTGACCGTGAAAAGCTCGTCCTGGTTGCGGAGACCATAACAAAGACCGCACGCCTGTACCGGACTCAGTTGGCTGAGACCGTGCAGAAACGCAACGCTACTGCAAAGCTGTATGAGACAGTCGCGCAGCGTGGTCGGGGTTGGCAGTCGGTTGCCGTTAAACGCGGCCAGAAAGTTGCCGAACTAGAACACCAAGTCTTGGTCTCTTGCACCGCCATCGACATGCTTGCAGAGCAGCTGGTTAATGCAGAATCCGGTGAAAACCGGAAGACGGTCGTCGGGATCGCCCTCGCTAATCTGGCTGAAATGTATCATGTTGACACGGCCAAGTTGGCCCGCACAATCGCCACCCTCCGGTACCCAACCGAAGTGGCCAAACCTGAAATCAAAGAGAAACTTGCCGCCGCTAAGACATGGGCCCAGGTGCTTACTTTGATTACCGAGTGGGACAAGAGTGCCGCTCCAGTTACACCTGCCGCGATTGCGCCCAGCTCGGCAGAAATTACGCCAGCCGCCGCTAAACCGGCTGCGACAGTCCAAGAGGGCATCACAGCCGTACGGGTAGAGCAGCTCGGTCATCAGCTTAGCTTTGAGCAGGCTGTTGGCATTGCGCGCCGCTTGTCACCTGTGCAAAAGTAACCAAAGTCTAACCGACACAACCCAACATAGAAGGAATAAATCGTTATGGTACTCATTGAGAATGGACGTCCGATGCTGGTTGCCGGTGGTGGCGATGTTGCTCGCTTTGCGGAAACGCTGGAGTGGGGCTATCGTCTCGCCGAAACTGACGTGGGAGTCGACAAAAATACCCCTGGTGGCCTGTGGGCCGCAAAGGGATGGAAGCAGTTCGTGGACCACATGCCCGAATCAAAACGGGCCTCGGCCGCGATCATGCTGGAAAACTGCCGGCGTATGTTCGGCAACTTACCGGAAGCCACCCGCACGACCAACCTGGGATCGTTCGACAAGTGGATTTTCCCGGTAATTAGTAACATGTCCGAGAACGACGTGATTGACCAGTTGGTCGCCGTGCAGCCGATGCCCGGTCCGACAAGTCAGATCGTCTACATGGACATTGTGACTTCGCAGCGCAAGGGTAACATCCCTGCTGGTACGCAAGTTTGGAGAGCTCTAGCCGGTGCTGTTGACCGGTACACTGACTCTGACGAGCTGATCACCGGTGAAACGGTCGGCGGCAGCAATGGTGCTGGCGCTTTGGCCGCAAGCGTTGAGTATCTGCCGGTACGGGCTGGTACGGTTCAAGTTGTCATTGGCGCCGGAGTGGCTGTCGATGACGGCAATGGTAACCTGACCGGCGACTTCACCGGTACTATCCAGTACAACACTGGTTCGATCAGCGTTACTGGCGCAGCTGCCTCCACGGACGCTGTTGTGTCGTACATCTACGACTCCGAAGGTTCCAAGAGCGTGATGGGTTACGAACTGACTCTGACCAGCTCTCCTGTGAAGGCCAAGGCTTACAAGCTGAAGACCAGCTGGTCGGCGGAAGCGGATCAAAACCTGCAAGCGATGTACAACATCAAAGCAGAGAATGTCCTGCTCACCGCCATTACCAACGCCCTCCAGTACCAGAAGCACCGCGCTGTTATCGCCGATCTCCGGTCTCGCGCCGCGGCTGGTGTGGTTACCTGGAACGCAACGCCTCCTACTGGCGTTTCATACCAAGCGCACAAGTTTAGTATCGTCGACGCGTTCGAGACTGCTTCGAACTTCATCTTCGGCGCCACGAACATGATGCGCGGCAATTGGGCCATTCTCGGCCTACAGGCTGCCACGGTGGTAGCTACGCTGCCGCACTTCAATCCGAAGGGCAATCAAGTCGAGATGCAGGGCGTTACCTACATCGGTGACCTCGGCAACCTTAAGTGCTTCGCTGATCCTCACTACCCGTCCGACGAGTTCCTTATCGGGTACAAGGGCGACCAGTTCTTCCGCACTGTGTACGTGTTGGCAGAGTATCAGAAACTCTATACGACACCTGACATCCAGCTAGCGGATTTTATGCATTCACGGGGTTTTGCGACCTCGTTTGCCAAGAAGATGATCAATGCCAAGGGCCTGGCGAGGGGAGTCGTACTTAATGCTCCCACGTCTTTCGGACCTATCATTGGTTAAGTGATCCAGTACAGATTCACGAGGAGCTCCAGGAAACTGGAGCTCCTTTGTTTTAGGTAGAGATGTTCTAATACCACAAGATATACGATGTATGAGTAAAAAGTATCATTTTACTGAAGAAGATTTAGTTAAGTCTGCTAGTGGCTATAAAACAAAGAGTCAGTGGAGGAAATCAGATCCAGTACGGTGGCGTGCAGCTTTTTATGGCGGGAATGAGTTGTATGCGAAGTGTACTTCGCACATGGATGTACCAGCTAATCCATACTGTTTACTATACGTAGTTTATGTTTTTGAATTTATCGATAATTGTGCTTATGCCGGTTTAACTTTTAAGCCTGTAAAACGTTATGACGATCATTTATTAGGCGGTCCAGTTTGCGAGCATATTAAAAAGTGCCCTGATTGGACATATAAGATTTTAGCGGATAAGATTGCTCCTTGTGCTGCAGGTTGCGTAGAAGTTGCACACATACAAAGGTATAAGGATGCTGGTTGGACTATGCTCAATGTGTCTAAAGGCGGCGGTACTGGTGGCATTGGTGGCAGGTATTCAGATGAGCAAGTGTTGGAGTCTGCTAGGCGGTACAAATACAAGTGGGAATGGAAAAAGTTTGAGTTTAAGTTGTATTTGTCCGCGTGTCGTAAAGGCATACTGGCGCGGTGTATGGCTCACATGCCTGCTAGGGCTAAAAATGTACTCCCGCGGCCACCTTTGACTCAGCACGGTTTAGCTTCGCATAAAGTTGCTGCGGCTAAAAGAGCAGCAGACCCAGAGTGGCGGCGTAAAAATGCTGAAGTTAGGGCGGCAATTGCCACGCGTAGGCGAGGGTCTAAGATTAGCGAAGAAACCAGGTTGCGTATGTCCATCGCCGCTAAAAATAGGTCTTTACGCCCTGTTACCGTTACGTAATATAGCGCTATGCACAAGATTACTATTGGTTATCTTCCAATTGCCGATTGGGCTCCTGGCCCGTTGAAGTGGACGTTTCCAGAGTGGTACTACGACACCGACGATCCTGCCTATGACCCTAAATTTGCCGTGGAGGTGGCCAAAAACGCCCCAGATGAGGTGGTACTATTACCTAGCGCCAACTACGTACTGAAGATCGAGTACCCGTTAAAGAAGCCGTGCAAAATCAAGTTCAATTCTGGGTCTAGCGGCATGACTAGGCTGGCGTTGGCGGAGTACATTTGCGTTGAGTACCGTAGGATTTATGCAGAGGAAGACGCCACGATCACAGCCATAGTTGGCCAAATTCCAGGGATGTTTAACCGTAGCGCTACAACTGGTAAGTACGGTATTTGGGGGCACGATATCGGTGATTTAATGTTGCACACGGCGTATGTAGCACCAGATGGAGTTATTACGCTTGGTGTAGATTCTTAGTTTTTATGATCCATCTTATTATTGGTGAATCTGGGTGTGGAAAAAGTACTCTGTTTTCAGCCCTTGACTCTGAGGTTTTTGCCTGTGTTGACGCCGATAAGCGCAAGAAGGATTGGGCCTCTTTGTCCGTTATGGTAGACGAGGCGGTGGCTACTGGTAAGTGCGTAGTTGTTAGTATCACACGCGGAATAACCACCTT